CAGGTCGGCCGGGGCCAGCAGGCTGGTGCTGTACTGCGCCGTCAGGTCGGCCGGGGCCAGCAGGCTGGTGCTGTACTGCGCCGTCAGGTCGGCCGGGGCCAGCAGCGATTCACGATAATCGCTCCGGATCCCGAAAGGCGGCAGCAGCGAGGTGCTGTAGTCCGCGGTCAACCCTGTTGGCGGAAGCGGTGCTGTGCTGTACTGCGCCGTCAGGTCGGCCGGGGCCAGCAGGCGGGTGCTGTAGTCCGCGGTCAACTCGGTGGGCGCGGTCAAAGCAGCGCTGTAGTCTGCCGTCAACTCGGTGGGCGGCAGCAAGGCGGTGCTGTACTGCGCGAACAGGTCGGCCGGGGCCAGCAGGCTGGTGCTGTAGTCCGCGATCAACCCAGTGGGCGGCAGCAGGGCCGTGCTGTAGTTTGCCGTCAACTCAGTGGGCGGCAACAAGGCGGTGCTGTATTGCGCTCTCAAGCTGGAGGGCGCGGACAGGGCTGTGCTGTATTGCGCTCTCAAGCTGGTGGGCGCGGACAGCACATTGCTGTACTCGGCGAACAGGTCGAACGGGGCAGACAGTCGGACCGGCAGCGCAATCCGGATCATCCGGTTCTGCAGCGACACCAGCGCCCCGCGACGAGCCTCTATGATCAAGTCAGCGAAGACCGCGCCTTCCGGCATCGGGTCGGCCACGAGATCCAGCACAAACGACGTCCCGGTGCCCATATCGATCACCGGCATCTCCGGCATCGGCGCCAGCGCGGCATCCAGCGGCAGGCGGCGCAGGAAGTAGGACACCCCGGTCTCCGGTCCGAAGTTGCTTTCTGCCAGCCAGGAAACGGCCTGATTCGACTGCTGCACCCGATGGCGGTGGGCCCAGGTCAACGTGACCGCGTCTGCAGGGGTGCCCAGGGCGGGCTGATATGACCCGTCCACCTTGAAGGCGGCGGCAGGGTATGGGCGACCCTGGCGGCCCAGCATCTCGACGTCCAGGTACGTGAAGGGACCCTGGTACGCACCCTTACCATTCTTGGGCCGGCCATATGCCCCGACCTGCTCACCATCCGTGCGCTCTGTTGTGTCGGTACCGGCGAAGGTGCCCACCACGTAGATCGCCGTGCCGATGGGCGCAGCCTTCGGGTAGGTGTCGGCGACCGCGCGAATGAGTTTCAGCGCCACCGGGGACGAACCAGGATCCTCGGCCACGGTCATGACCTCCCGCTGGCGGTCATCCACGTTGCCCACCAGCACCCAGTCGCCAGCTCGAACGTTCGACATGTCACGCGGGGACGACACCGCCACGGTGATCTCGGTGTCGGTGATCTCCTCTATGTCCTCGGCCAGTAGCGCGGTCGGGGTGAATTCCGCATCCCGCTCCTGCTGGCTGTCCGTGACCGGCGGAGCGCCTTCCGGATAAGCAAAGAAGCCGTAATCGATGTGTGACCCGGTACCAGGGCGCCCGCCTGCAAAGACGAAATAGCTGGAGTCATTGCGCGTGGCCACAGCCGCGTCTTCGCCCAGGCGCTCCACCAGCATCGGGTAAGGTTCGTCGAACCCGGTGACCAGATCGAAGTTGCTGGGCGGGGCGATGGGGTCCACCCAGCCGCTGGGAGGCGGCACGGCAGCGACCCGGTACTCCTCGCCGAAGATGTCCTCGCCGAACTCGATCCCGACCATGCCGTCGAGCTCACCGTTATCGGATCGGCGGGCAGCCCGGCAAACCAACTGGTTCACCCCACGCGCCGGCCAGTTGAGCAGGAACACATCCCCGACCTTGATGTTCGCCACCTTCCGGTTCACGGTCAGGCGCCCCTGGCGGAACGGCTTGGAGTAGCGAGCCAGGTCCCGCTGGCCGACCATCAGGGCGACCCTGTCCGAGCAGATGCCGGAATACTCCATGGTCTGGTTGTTGATGGTGCCGACCATGTTGATCGCAGCGGTGTCCTGGACGGCCAAGGCGGAGTCCGACCCGCTCTCCCGGTTCCAGTAGTTGACGGTGATCTGGTTGACGAGGTCATAGAGCATGGGCTCCGTGAGCTGTTCCAGGCTGCAGTTTGATGGGGTGAGCACCGGCAACGTGGCCACGTCATAGTCCGGCCGGATGAGCTGTATCTCCTGCAGACCGGTTTCCGGGTCCTCATAGCGCACGGCATCGATATGGCGGATCACCTCCAGGATGAAGTCGTTCACGGCCATCTCGCTCGTCCAGAGCATAGAGAGGCCCAGGCCCTCCTTGTAAAGGGTGTTGGCCGCCTCTGTGAAGGATGGGCCTATGATCGACTCCGGCAGGCCGCGGCCCCATTCCGTGTTGGTCATGCACTCCCGGATGATGTGAGCCGGGTTCATGTCGTAAGGGCCGGGGGACATGCGATAGGCCGCGCTGCCGTCAGCAGAGGTCAAACCCATGTCCACTTCTACGCCGAGGCCCATCTGAGGGCCGCCTTTGGTCCAGTGGGACGTGACGCACATCGGGATCCCGTGCAAGGTAACCCGGTCCCCGTAGATCGCCCCAGGACCTGGGGTGTACCCCGAGGCGTCCGGACCAACGTGCACCCATGGCATCTGCTCGACCGTGCCCATCTCCAGCCCGGGGCCGCGCCCAGGGGTGAAAATCAGGCCCGGCTCGGAGGAGGCGATACTCCAGCAAACCGTGCGGCCATCACGGCCCCGTTCGCCGCGGAACAGCCGGCCCGGCAGGTTGTTACCGGATCCCCAGTTGATGCTCTGCGGGAAGCTGGCGGACCCGTTTACAGAGGGAGCGAACCACGGCAACCCCATATCCGTGAGCTCCGGGTTTTCCCCCTGGGCCGCTGCAGTGTTGTACACCATGAACCGTTTGCCCATCGTGGCAGCCATAGCGCGCGGCAAAACCACGTAGACAAAACGGTCCTCCAGGCAAACGATGCTGACGTCCGGGACTGGGGCCTGACGGCCTCCGCCGTCTCGAACGAAAGCTCCCCCAGGGATCAAGGTGGACCCTGATTGCCAGATTTTCGCGCCGGTCTCAGTGTCGAGTATCGCTGCGGTAATCTGGTCTCGTTTCGCTCCGCCGACATCAAACTGTGAGACCCACAAGACGAACATCCGACGCTGCGGGGCCTTCTCCACGCCCATCCGCCAGCCATTCGGCCCGATAGGGGTATCCTGGAATTCTGCTGTCACTTGCCCGGTCAACGGGGACAAAGTGAAGGAGTTGCCGGCGGGACCGAGGACCAGATAGTGCCCATCGGGATCATCGTCCCAACATGAGACATAACGGGGGCCCATGAAATTGTGGCTGCAGTAGTTTGCCGAGTCGTCATAGATCCCCTGCCCTGTCCTGGAGGCATCGACGATCTGTTTTATGTTGGCCATGAGTGGTGACGCCGGGTACTGGATCCTGGTCACTTCCATAGTTTCGAGGTCGATCACCGCTGCGTAGTGGTATCGCCATTGCCATGTCGGGGACGACTCCGGCCATCCGGTGTTCGCATAGGGTGTAGCGCCGTCCCCGTCCACGCACAGCGGCCACAACAGTTTTCGCCCGCCCTCCAGGGGGATAGGGTCATCTGTCATAGGCAGGAAGTAGAAGCCGGCGTCAAGGTGGCCGCGCGGCAAGTTGATATACGTCCGCTTGCCGGTGGCTTGGTCATTGATCGCGACGGTCACCCCGGACGATGTCCCGGCAGGGACGCGGCGTTTGCCCTCCAGTGTCCCGGTTACCGGGGCAACTTTGATCGAGTAGATGCGCCCCTTGTAGTAGGAGCTCCCCACCATTAGCGCCGTGCCGCTTGCGCGGAATAGTGCGCCCCACACAGAAGATGTGGACCCGTTGCCGCCGTTGCAGTAGGCCCCGGACGACCCGTAGAGATCTCCCGGCAGGCCGATGCCGGCGATCGCAGGCGCCCACTGCACTCTCCCGGTGGAGGTCGGTGACCAGATCCGTTGTACCCTGAATTTCCAAGGTTTGAGGTAGGGGTTTGTGCCGACGTAGAGGTGTTTCAGGATGACCGAGACCACGCCCCGGTATGCTGGGACCAATTTATCCTTGAGGACCGTCTGTAGGTAGCTGTTTTTCGGCTGCTCCCGGTGCCCCATGCCGATGTCGATGTCCCCGGCGATCCCGCCTTCCCTGTCCTCGCCACCGAACAGCTCCGGCACGTCTACGTGGATGGTCTCGTAACCGTCGGTCAGCCCTTGCCCTGGGCCGTTGTCATCTGCCGGCACCCACAACAGTTTGTCGTCTACGTGGATGGCTTTTATTGCGTCGATGGGCCCGTGGCAAATCGAGAAGTGGACCCCTACTTTGTATCGGTAGCCGACCGTTTGGCTTTTCTTTCCACCCATTGATTGTTTTCCTGCTCCGCTAGATCCGCTGCCGCGATGGCGAAGGGGTCACCAGTTTGGCGGAGTCTGTCTGCATCGATCCCGTCCCGGAACCCGCGCATCTCGAACCCGTTATGCTGGCACCACTCGCGCAGGCGTGGAGTGCAATACCCCAGCGCTCGAATGTGTTTGAAGGTGACTTGGCCCATCGTGGTTATGCTCTTTTCTTGATGGCTTCGGTCGCGACGTCACCATACCACACAACGGATGGGCTCTTAATATCGCGGGTGCCGAATAGTACCACTATCGACTCCCCCTCCTGGGCCGTCGGGACTTCCTGGAACTCCTGGGCCTGCGGCGGAGAGGTCTTCGGTTTGCGTTGCAGAAGGAAAGAGACCGCCATCATAACGATCGCGTAGACGAAAAACTCCCAGCCCATGATGTCCCCTTAAACGATACTGGTGCCCTCGAACGGGCCCTTCGGCGGGATGTAGTCGAACCCGCCATAGTTGTCGAGATTGTTGAACTTGTCTTTGCAGGTCGCGGCCAGTCGGTCGCAACCTGGGTGCAGTGTAACACTCTCGCCCACATCAAGGTCGAGCAGCGGACGGCTGAGTTTCAGGTTCGATCCGTTCTGCTCGATGATGAACCGGGAGAGGCCGTTGAACAGCAGGATCCCGCCAACGTAGTATCCGGCTGACGGGGTGCTGGGTAGTGTGACCGTCACCGTTGCCTTGTTTGTTGAGAGGGCCGTGACCTGCCCGACCGCCTTGAATTGCTCTTTGTCGGCCCAGCAGCGCGGCATGTAGAGCGCATGTGGGCACTGCCGCATATAGCGGATCCGGCAGCCGGTCTGTGTCAATGCCGTGGCGATCTTCTCGCACCCCATCACCATCCACGGGGCCTCGAAGGATACGCCCACCAGCCGACCGCTCCAGATGTTGAACGTGCCGAGGTCCGGGTCATTGAGATGGCACCGCTTGATGCGGACGGCCACCATGGTCGGGAACTCCCGCTGGTCGAACTCCAGGATGAAAGGGTGGTCGCGGGGGACCCTGATCGAGAGCTGTTTCGCGTCGTCCGGGTTTCCCTCGTCGTCAAATTGGTCGCGAGTTGTGGTGAATGCGAGATAGGTCTTGCCGCCGACCACCACGTCCCGGTCGCCGCTGGTGGTCCGGACGATCTCGGCCTCTGTCTGGCCGTATTGAATCTCAAGCAGCTCGACCGGCTGCCCGCTGTGACTACTCTCATCGAAAGCGCGGTATGTCACCAGTTAGCTCCTACGGTGGTTGTGGCGATCTTTATCTCACCGATGCCGGCGGTTAGCCAGTTGATATTGATTGAGTCTGACCCCAGGCGGCAGAGCGATGCGAGGTAGTGAACCGGGGATTGGTCTTGGCGATAAGGTTGGTCCCAGGGCTCCACCGTCTCGATGTAGGTGACGTCGTTTATGTAGTCAGGCTGCATCGCCTTGATCTTGTAGAGCCGATAAGACATGTCTTTCAGCCGCACCATCATGTGCGTCAGCATCGTCGTACCGGGCTGCGCCAGTTGGTAGAACTTGGTGCCGGCCACGGCGAAGGGGGAGATCACCGGGGTGGGGGACAGCACCAGTGGGAGATCGCGGCTGCGGGTGGGGGCGTAGAAGACGCCCCGGCGGCCCTTGTGGCGATCGAAGAAGGACCACCACCAATCGGCCTCGGTGTGCCCGTTCACCAGGATGGTGCCGCTGCTGGTCCGCTGCTGCAGGGTCGATAGCACATCATAGGAGGTACGGCCCACTTGCCCATCCATAAGCTGGGTGACCCAGGACATGTCGATGTCCATGGCATCCCGCCAGTTGATGTCCCGGACCAGCACCTCCTGGCCACTGTAGATCATGTCGGCGGGCACCTGGGCCACCGGCACATCGTCACCGCTCACTTGCCGGGTCAAGGTCAGCGACGCTTCCGACACCGTCGTGGTGTGGCGCTTGAAGGGGACCCCGTCCGGCACCCGGCACTCCCAAGTTGGATAGACCGCCGTGCCGGTGCCCCAGTTGCCAGGGACCGGGGTGCTCGGGTCCAGGACCACCGTGTTACCCGTCACCGCGCCGACCACCACGGCCTGACTGTCCTTGCTCCCGCCGAGCAGCACCAGCCGCTCCCCAGGAACCACCCAGGCCGGCAGGGCTTTGGTCAGGTGGATCACCACGTCGCCATTGCTCGCCGGTTGGGCCAGGGTATTGAGCGCCGGCCAGTAGGGCACCAGCAGGACCTGGGCCTGGGCGGCGGACATGACCCAATCGAACTGGGACGCCTCTGCACCGTGGAGCAGAACGTTGAAATTCAGGGTGCAGCGGGGCTTACTGCGAAGGGCTGCCCGCTGCTCGGTCTGGTCATAGGAAACCATGATGTTGGTCAAGTATTCCCGGGTCTCCGACACCGGAGATCTCCAGTTGGGTTGAAAGTCCAGTATCTGCATCAGCCTATCCCCAGGATCTGTTTAATTTCGCGCTTCTTGGAGCGGATGATGTTAACCGTGGCCGACCCGGTGGACGGGTTCGACATGACCGCCTGGGCCAGCTCGTCCTGGTCCAACATGTTGTAGATGACCGGGCCGGGAAGCGAGACGTTGGTGCCGCCTGCCCCTCCGCCGCCGTTCATGACGTTGCGCGGGTCGTTCTTGTTCAGCACCTCCTCGCCTTTCTGCAGGATGGTTGGGACCTCGTCCGGCGCGAGGCCGACCACGCCGCCTGTGTGCATCCTGGGCGCGTTGTTGAACCATGTCGACGGGGCGCTGCGGGTCCGGTTCATGCTACCTGACCCGACGACGGCGCCATCGTGGGCCACCCCTGCCGCCACGCCCCCGGCTGCCGATGCCGCCCCGCCTACCGGGCCACCGAATGACGCCAGGGAATTCAGGATCATCTGCTGCAGGATGGCTTTCGCAATCTGCATCAGGAAGTCGGCGAAGAACTGCCGGATGACGTCGCCCAGGTTGCTCCAGACATCCCCCATCGTCATGGTGCCGTCGATGATCCCGGCGATGCCCTCGGCGACGGCCTCGATCCCAGAGATCATCCCGTCCAGGACCCCGTTCACGATCAGGGAGTCCATCTTGGTGTAGGTACCGGACACTTCCTGCAGCCCGGCTCGCATCTTGGCGATCTCGGCGTTGATGAGGGCCAGTTGCTCCGGCGTCATGCTGGTGGCCATGGTCATCGCGTATTGCTCGAGGGCCGTCACAGCCTTGGCGATCTCGGCGTTCTGGGTGGCATAGAGCTCGTTCACCCGGCGGACCTGCTCGTCTTCCGAGATGAGCCCTGCCTCCCGCAGCGCGTTGATCTCCTCGATCCCGGCGCGCTTGATGTTGACGTGGGAGATGGCGGCGGCCTCCAGGCGGTCCAGCTCGTCCAGGCGCATCCGCTGGGTCTCGAGCTCCTGGTTGGTCTTGCGCAGGCCCTCGAACTGCTGGGTCAGCCTTGCTCCCTCTTCCCCTCCCAGCTTGTTGGCCTTGGCGATCAGTTGGTCATACTGGACGTTGATGACCTTGAGCTGGGCCGCCAGTCGGTCTTCAAACGGTGTAGTCGGGTCCACCTTAGCCTGTTGCTTGCCGACACTGGCGGCCAGCTTCTCGTACTCCTGGCGCAGCGTCTCCAGGGCCTTGGCCCGCTTGTCGGTCGATGCCTTGACCGCCCCTGCCCCCTGGGCCTGGAATTGGTCGGTCTCCGCCTTCTTGCGCAGCGCGATGATCTTCTCTAGCTGGGCCACCAGCTTCGCGCCTTCCGCGCCGCCGATACCCTTGGCGGCGGCCATCTGCGGGGCAAATTCCTGGTCTATCAGCTTGAGCCGGCCCGGCAGGTCTTTCCGCAGCAGGGCTTTCTGGGCGGCGATGTCGGCCTTCTTCGCCTTGTCCTCCAGCTTGGCGAAAGCCTTGGTCAAGGCGTCGACTTGGCGGGACCGTGCATCGGGGCCGGTGCCGGGATCCTCGGTGAACTCGAACTCGGATTTCATGCCGGCGGCCTGCTTCCTGGCTTCGGCATATTCGATCTGCGCCCGCTTCTCCGCTTCCATCCGCTGCTTGTTGGTCATGTCCTCCTGCATGGTTTTCCAGTCTTTGTCTAACTGGTCCCAAAGCGCTTGGGTCTTGCTGACGAACTCGCCTTCTGGGCCGTCCAGGCTGCCTGCCCAATCCTCCACGGACAGGGCCAGCCCTTCGCCGACTTTCGGGATCAACCGCAGGATCCCGGCCACTTGCTCGGCCATCACCTTCGCGGCATCGGTGCCCATCTGGTGGATTGAGCGGAACAGCAGCCGTGATAGGTCCTCGATCCCTGTCACCAGGGACCCGGTGAGCGTGGCCAGGAGATTGCGGAAGCCGTTGAGATACAGGGCCATGGTATCGACGGCATCGCGGAAGGTCTTGCTCTGGTCGTACATTATCGAGCCGATGTCCCAGGCCAGCAGCAGGCCGCCGACGATAGGGATCAAGCGCATCAGACCTCGCAGGGCTATTCCCAGCCCCCCGACTGCACCGCTCGATGCGCTTAGTGTCGCTGACCATGCCAGGAACTTTACCCGTGCATCGATGACAGCCTTGACCAGTGTCCCGATCTTGGTCCCCAGGCCCACGACGATGGAGCCGATTTTCAGGCCCAGTAACACCTTGAAGGCTATGACCAGCAGATCGGTATTGTCGACACACCAGATCAAGGCCTCGGCCAGGGCGGAGAAGCCTTCGCCCAGGGCTTGCGCGGCCTGCGCCCCGTCCGGGCTATTCAGGAACTCGGTGAGGCGCACCAGGGCGCGGGAATATGCGTCGATGAAGCCGGAGTCCGCGATCGCCAGTTTGAAGAGGAACATCGCATTCTCGAGGCGAGCCTCGACGGCCCCGAGTGATTTGTCGGCCGCTTCCAACTGTGCGTAGACCGCCGCGCCTTGCTCCCGGGAGAAGTTGATGACTTCCTTCGCGGTGACGTTGCCGAGCTCGAGTTGTTTGGTGACTTCCTGGATGGACATGCCCATCGCCTTGGCGAAGGTAGCCACCGCCCCAGGCAGACGCTCGCCGAGCTGGCCGCGCAACTCTTCCGCGTAGACTTGCCCTTTCGACAGCATCTGCTCGAGCGCCCGGAAGACGCCGTTCATGTCGTCAGCGGAAAGGGCGAATACCCGGCCTGCCTTCGCGATGTTCTCGAAGATGAATTTCGTCTCTTGCAGCGAGTTGCCCACGGCGTTCGAGGCGACGGCGAACTTGGTGTAGCTGGTGGCCACGACATCCAGGCTGATGCCCAGCTTGTTTGCCAGCCCGACCATGTATTCCCATTCGGCGTTTTGTGCCTCTGCGCTCTGCCCGACGACCGTGGAGATCTTCAACAGCGCTTGCTGGCGCACCTTGTAGGCATTGACCGCGCCGCCCGCCAGGGTGATTGCCCCCTGGACACCGACGAAAGCCGTGGCGATTGCCAGCAGCTCACCGCGGATCCGCTGGAAGATGGACAGCGACTCGCGGCCGTTGTCGGACATCATCTTGAACAGGCTGGCGCTCTTGCCGCTGGCGGCGGCCTGCTGCTTGAGCGCGGCGGTCAGTCGTTGCGCCGAGCTGGTGGCCCGGTTGGCTGTATCGACCAGTCGGCTCTCTTCCGTCGCCAGTCTGGCGGTGTTGATGCCCGCCTGCTTGAGCGTGGTCTGGGTGTTGCGGGCTTCCTGGGTGAGCTGGCGCAGGGACGTCCCGGCCTGGGCGACCTTGGCCTGGGCCTGTTTGATCCGGTTGCCCATGACCTCGGCGTCGACCCCGGCCAGTCTGGTCTGGGCCGCCAGGGACTGCAGCTCGGCTTTCGCCGCGATGTAAGCAGTGCGCGCCTCGCGCACGGCCGCTACCTGCTGCCGGTAGGCATCGATGCCCTGGGCCGAGGTGAGGAGGGCTTTCTGGGCGGCGGCCAGCTCGCGGAGCTTGGCGGCCCCGTCCTTGATGCTCTTGCCGGCGCTCGTGATCTCCTTGTCTAGGTCGTTGACCTGCTTCTCCACGCCAGCCAGGGTCTGCCGGGCGGCCGCGGCGGGCGCAATGATCCCGTAAATGGTCTGGCCGAGGCGCTGCTGGTCTGCAGTGACGTCCCGGACTGCCTTGCCGAGGGTTGAGTACCCTTTCGACGCGGCGACGGCCTGATCAGCTTGGCGCTGCAGGGCGTTGATGACGGACTGGGCTGCTTCCCGTTGGGCGGCGGCTTGCTTATACGCCTGGGCGGCGGCTTGCTGCGATGCGAGCAGGGACGCCTGCCGTGCCGCCGCTTCCTGCTGGCGAATGGCGGCGGCCTGAGTGTTGGCGGGCAGCGACTCGATAGCGCGGTCCTGGCGCTCCAGTGCCGCATTCACCTTACCGACCTGACTGGCCAGGATTGATTGGGCGTCCGCCACCCGCTTGGTGTCGATGCCGTAGCGCTCCATCTGCTCGGAGGTCCGGGCCAGGGCCGCTTGGCGGTTGGACTCGGCTTTCTCTGCGCGGACGACCGCCCCGGCCGCCGACCGCAGCGCGGCTTCCTGCTTCTTGGTCACCTTCTCGGACTTGGCAATCTCGGCGGCCAGGGCGGCCTGCTTGACCCGGGCCGCCTCGGCGTTGACCTTGGCCTCCTCCAGGGCGGCGGCTTGGCGCTCCCAGGTCTTGGTGAGGGCATCCATCTTGAGGAGCTGGCGGCCGACCTCCTCCAGGCGGGAGTAAGTGGCTGCCAGCTCTTTGGCTTTCCCCTCTCCTTTGTCGGCGGCGTCGCTCTGCTGCTCTTGCAAACGAGTCAAGGTCTTGAGCGTAGATCCCAGCTCCTTGAAGGTCTTCTGCGAGTAGTCCTTCGCTCGGATCCGTAGTTCTACGTCTTTCGTTGACTCGTTAGCCATCAAGCATGTCCTCGATTATTTTTTGGAAGTTTTTGCCGCCCTGCTTGGACTGCACGGAGGCCATGGCCGCCTGTAGCAACGTCGCTTCGGCCGCCATGGTGTTCGCCACCCGTTTCCGCACCAGATTGGCTTCCCGCCATATGGTGCCGATGGTGTAGCTCCAGGCTCGGCGGTGATGACCGTGGGCCATGAGCAGACTGACTTCTGCCCGCAGGTCATCGTACAACTGCATGGCTTTTTCTTCTGGGGTCAGGCCGACATCTTTGCGGGATCCAGCAGCCCGGCCTTGTCCAGCTCCGCGATGTCGGCCAGTAGCTTTTTTGCTCCGCCTACCTCGTCGACGGTCATGGCCGCGATCTCTCGCAGTGCCTCGATCTGGGTCATCATCGGGAGGCGGACGGCGCTTTCTACCCAATCGGGGTCATCCGCTGCTCGCGCGATAGCGTGGGCCAGCAGCCCGGGTGCATCCTTCCAGATCCGCATCGCCAGCTTGCCGAGGGTGGCCTCGTTGAGCTGGCCGCCCGAGTCCTGGTACATAGCGACCACCGCGCCGATGTCTGGCAGGTGGGTCTTGAACAGCTCGGTCAGGTCCAGGAGGTTCAGGCCTCGGACTTTGAAAGCGAAATCGGGTTGCCCGCGACGCTTCACAGTGATGGTGCGGGTTTCAGCGATGAACTCGGGAAGAGGTTGGTTGGTCATGTCAGTGGTCTCCTGTTTTTCCACGCCCTACTGTAGCACGGGGAGGGGCCCGCCTGGGAACGAGAAAAGCGCCCGAAGGCGCTTTGCTGTTTGTCGAGCAGGCGGTGGCGGAGACCCCCAGGATGGTGGAACACCGCCCGCCCGACGCCCCTGTTAGCTGAAAGTGATCAACTGGCTGGAGCCGGATACCGGGCCTGCAGCAGTGGTCACAGTAGCGGTGACAGTGGTAGAGCCCGCGGCGGCCAGATTGACCGTGCCGACGACCTTGCCGTTGAGACCGGTATTCTCGCTGGCGTCAGAGATGACCCCGCCGTTCGATGCAGTGATGGTAACCGCCTCGCCGGCCACGGCGTTGTTGTTGCCATCGCGCACGGTGACGGTGTACTGGATCGGAGTGTTGGCCGGGCCGGCGCTGGCCGCTGCCACGACGTTGACGGTGCGGACGTCAGACGGGACCTGCCCCTGCTCGTTGGCGGATTCGCGGATGTCGACATAGACGAGGCTATGGTTCCCCAGCTTGAGCGCGGAGAAGGAGAAGCCCATGGTTTGCCAGTCATCACCCTTGAGGTTGTAATCACCGTCGGGGGTCAGTGCCACTTTCGGGAAGAACATGTCGCGGTTTTCGCCGACCGGGTTATCTGCGATGTAGCGCAGAGCACCGTACATCATCTCGTTTTTGGCCAGGACCACGCTGCGGGACTGGGCCTCGATGTCGAACTGGGCGACGATCTGCTTGTTGGCAGTCAGCTCGGAGCTGGTGGGCTCCAGGTACAGACGGCCCATGGCCAGATCGGCGGTCGCGTTGCCGGACAGCGGGATCACGGTAACGTTCGGGTTCGAGTTGATGTCCCCGGACAGATCCAGGGTCAGGGAGGCGTCCGCAATACCGATCACCAAGTTGGTGATATTGCGGGCGCCGGTCGGGGAGACGTCCGTGGTGCCCAGTTGCAGGGTGCGGCCGAGCACCCAGGACTTGAAAGCCTCGCGCTGGTCAGGGAGCTCCATCATGGTGGAGCTGTCCACGTCGCCCATGAAGAACATCGCGACGTTTTCCTTGGAGATCACATCGGTGGCGAAGGCCCCGCCACGGCTGGATTCCAGCAGCACTGTCAGGTCTTTCTCGCGGATACCCGCGTCACTGTTGAAGTGATCCAGCACCTCGGTCTCGGTGGTCAGACTGACTTCCGGGGTGTTGCCCAGGTAGCGCTCACCCGTGCCGGTGTTGGTGCCGGGCTTGAAAAGGTCGAGATAAACCTTGCCGCGGCCAAGCGTATAAAATTGCGTTTGTTGGGAGTTATCCATCAGCTTTTACCCTTTTGGCTGTTTGATGTTTGAGGCCAATGTAATCTGGACCGGCATGTAGAAAAATGCGCGGTCAGACAGCCCATCTTCTGGTGGTCTGACTATCGGCTGGCTCAAGGCCATGCCGGCGATCAGACCTCCCAGGTTGTAGACGCCCGGCCATTTGGGAGCGTTCGACCCTTCTTGCACGGCTACTATATCAGACAAACGCCTCTCGACATCCCCCAGCAGCGCATAAACCGGATCCGTGGGGTTCTGGGCGTCATCCTCGGCCCAGCCCTGCAACAGGATGACCCAGGTATCCTTTCGATAGGATTTCTCCTCATCTGCAAAGTTGCCGAACTCGACCGATTTTGCCTCCAGGAGGGAAAGCATGGCGGTCCTGCCTTCTTGGGCGCCGAAACGGTTGCGCCCTCGGAACACCCGACCTCGGAGGTCGTGGGTGTATTCCTCGTCGTTGTCCGGATAGATCCCCTCCAGGTGCGTGGTCAGCGCCTTGAGGATCTGCAAGCGGAGATGATCAGCCATTTGAAAGTCTCGCGAATTGTCGGAAGAACTCAGCCCCTACCATATCACCGATCGGGTCCAGGACGTCATCTGCCACTTCGGAGAAAACCTGATCAACAGAGGGGCCGTAGAGCAGCGCCACCTTGCCGGGGACCAGCCAGGAGCGGTGGTCGGTTTTCTTGTTGAGGGTTTCGCCCTCTTTCAAGCGCACCGCCAAACCGAGGTTATATTTATCTTCGGTGAGGGATGCGCCCGCGTTGAGGCGGACGATGAAGGCGTTTCGCATAGTGACGGTGCGGCCCTTGCGGACGGTGACCGTGACCGGTGCCTTTCCTGGAACCCGGCTATTGGAAAATCGGGCGAGGCTGGTGGCCCGCTTCCGCCCGACAATGATGGCCTCGAGGTCCGTGTTTCTGGCGCGCTTTGCGACGCCCAGCTTATCCGCGCTCAGGTAGCCGGTGGGGAAGTCTATCTCGTCGGTCATCTTCCCTTTGATAAGCTTCATGCCGCTGCCCTGGGCCACGTCGTTGATGGCCATCCTGGCCGCCTGCGTGGCGATGTCAGGGGCCCGCTCAAAGAATGCCCCCAGCTCCTCCAATCCGGTGCTGGTGATGCGCATTATCTGGTCCTCACTGATTGCCAGATTTGCTCGATGGGGCCGGTGATCTCCTCCATCTCCTCGATCTGCAATTCGGCGTTCTCATAGATGGGGGGCATCAGGATCTTGTCGCCCCTGGCCAGGGTGATCTGCAGGGTGGCCAGCTCCTCCATGTTGAACACCAGTCGGTCCTGGGTCTCCAGCATCTGGGCGTATCCACCGTCGGACAGCTCGCCTCGTAGCGCCTGCTTGTTGTGCCAGCGCACTGTCACCGCCTTAGTCTCGCCGGTCAGTGCGCTAGTCCAGGTCGCAGGTACAGATAGGGCCCCGTGAAGGGCCCTTCTGGCGTTCGCTTTTATCTCAGCGATCCCCATGGATCACAGCTCGTCATCGGCGCTGGTGCTGCCTTTGCCCTTGCCGCCGGCCTTGGCTTTGGCCTTGGCTTCGGCTTCGGCCTTGGCTTCGGCTTCGGCCTTGGCTTCTGCTTCGGCCCGGGCGGCTTCTTCGGCCTTGGCTTCTGCTTCGGCGCGGGCGGCCTCTTCGGTTTTGTGAGGACGGTTCGCTGCTACCCACTTGTCCGCCTCGGCTTCGGTCACAGTGACCAAGCAAAGCGGGTTGATGCGTTCGATTTTCTTGAGCTCATCCTCGGTCAGCTCGACCACGGTATTGGGCTCAATGACGGTGCGCTTGCCGGCACGTACAAGGTGCAGGGCGCCGGTTGTTTTACGGATCGGCATGTAGGATCTCCTGGTAATAGGAAATGCCCGGTTTCCCGGGCATCAGGGTTTACGCCAAGATCAGGAAAGAGGCGTTGGGATCACCGGGGACCATCAGCGGCGCACTCTGAGTCATCAGATACTCCACGCTGGGGTCGTCACTCTTCCAGTTTTTGGGGTAGTTCATCATCGGCTGATAGCCTGCGTCGGCGTCCATGATGGCACCGAAGCAGCGCACACCATCGATGGCCGGGCTGATGCCGTGGACGCTGTTCTGCGGCTGCAGGTACTGGCTGGTGCCGTCGGCCGCCGTGTATTTCTGGGTGTTCAGGAAGAAGTCCAGACGACCGCCGCCCTCACTGCCGGAGATAGAGCCCAGGTATTCCACGCCCTCGAAGCCATCCCAGCGCTTGGTGACTTCGCTGCGGGAGCCGCCCTGGTTCTTGTCCATCAGGTCCTTGAGGGTGGCTTTCTCTGCCGCATAGAACATGTCCCAGGCTTCCTGCCCGAAGAGGATCTGGGAGATGGTTACCCCTGCCATCGACTTGTCATTGGCGTTCTTGCGAGCGGCATAGATGTCTTTCAGCGGGGTGGGGGTGGCACCTGCCGACCAGTCGGTGGTGACGGTCAGAGACGGGTCACGGCCGAAGTCGACGCGGGTTTTCGGGTAGTCTTCGCCTTCGACGTCGACATAACCGAACAGCGCAGCTTGGGCGGCCATCCACTCACAACGGTTTTCAACCATGGTCTTCTGGACCCGCAGCAGGTGGGTTACCACTGCAGCGCGACGCTGGGCCAGGGTCTTGGTGCCGGTACCCGGCTGCTCGCCCGGCTGTACCGGGATGATCAGGGTCGGGTCGACCACATGCTTGGGCTTGACGTAAGCCGGGGAGAAGGATTCACGACGGAAGCCCTTCTCGCGGATCACGCGGCCTTGCACGTTGGGCGCGACGAACGGAGCGAGGCGCTTGTAGTTCACAGAGACTTTGTCGAAGGCGATTTTGTCTTCTTCAAAGTTGATCTGGCGACCAAAGAAGGTCAGGTAAAACGCGGGCAGCGTTTTGAATTGCTGCTGGACTTCAACCAGCTTAACGGTGGGGTACAGACCTGCCATTGATGACTCCTTACAGAACAGTGCCGACGCGGACTTCGGTACCGCGCATGGCAGTCCGGCGTTCCTCGAGGGTATCTAGTGCGGCAGGCCACACCAGGGCTTCGTGATTCAGGAAAGCGCTGGTGTAACCAGAGACTTTCCCGCCGTTGGCAAGGGTCACTGCATAGCAGGTGACACCGATCGCCTTGTTGGTGCTGTCAACAGCGGCCGGATCCAGCTTCACGGCGGCCCCGGCGGCGTTCTGGGCGAACACCTCATATTGCGCGAGGTCTGCACCGACGGTGAAACTCTCGGTGACGATCTCTTTCTCGCCAGCGAAGAGGTGGACCGGCTCATAGGAGCCGAGGCTTTCGTTCCCTGCCATCTGGAAGGGGGGATTTACGTTGGGCATGTCGAGCTCCTTATTTCTTGTCGAACTTGTAGCCGGTCTGCGCCGAGTAAGCGGACATCAGCTCGTCTGCCTGATCTTTTTCCGCGTCCTGGCCGGACGCTGCGGCGTCAGCCCCGACATTCGGATGGTCGCCTTGGTCCATGGCAGTCTGGAAATTGGTGGTCGCGGCGGCGGTGGTGGTGGTCACAGCCGGGGCGGTAGTGGTCGCGGCGGTAGTGGTCGCGGCGGTGGTGACAACCGGAGCGACAGCAGCTTCGGTCGCGGACGCGGACAGGATGGCGGTCGCGTCTGCAGCACTCATGCTGGTGTTGAAAGCCAGATGGTTTGCCAGCTTGGAGCGGCCGGTGGCATGTTCGCAGGTCGTGATAGCCGAGATGCGATCGCGCTCTGCTTTCTGGACCTCCGCTTGTTCCTCGGGAGTGAATGGCATCAGGTTTTCCCCTGTTTCAGTGGTAGAAGTGCTGCCGCCCGACAGAATTACGCGGATGGCTTCCATTGGCGATGCTACACCATCGATAAGGCCTAATTCCAGTGCGGCGTCGGCATTATAGCAACGGGCCTGGGTATCGATGACAGTTTTCACGTCCATATTGCGATTTTGGGCCACCAGGGTGGTGAATCGGTCATAGGTGTGGCCGATGCTCGCCTCGATGCTGGCGCGGGCGTCGTCGCTCAATTCCTCAAACGGGTTGCCCTGGACTTTGTGGTCGCCCTTGTGGAGCAGGGTGATCTTGACGCCGAAGTTATCCAGCATCTTGGAGACGTCTACGTGCATGGAGAGGACGCCGATCGACCCTGCCCCGCCTGACGGAGTGACGATGATCTGGTCGCACCCGCTCGCTATGGCGAAACAGGCGCTGTAACAGTTGGAGTCGACGATGGCCGTGGAGGGCTTGATGCCCCGCATCTCGAAGGACTCCTGGGCGAACTCCATGCACCCCGCCGCCTCCCCGCCGCCGGAGTTGCAATCATAAATGATGTGCTTGACGTCCGGGTCCTGCATGGCCGCCTCGCGCTGGCGGCGGAGGAAGGAGTAGCCGGTCACGTAGCCGTAGCAGGCCCCGAAGCGGTTCAACAGGGTGCCGTGGACCGGGATCACCGCCAGCCCGTCCTGGAAGGCGAACGGCTTGGATTGGGTGTTGGGGTTGAACCCGTAGGCCTCGCACAGGGCGGTCATGACCTCTTTTGCCCGAACCTGGGCGCTCGCCTCATCCTCTGCCGCCAGCTTGGACAGATCCTGGGCGATGCTGGTCATGTGCCCCGCCACCATGATCGGGTTGAGAGAAAGCCGCTGAATGGCGTTGGTCGCGGATGTCAGGCTCATTGTTCGTCTTCCTTCTGTTTGTCTTGTTCGTCGGTGGCGGTTTGTGCCGCCGGCTTGGATGGGTCGGCTGGTGGCGGGTCGATGCCGAGGCGTTTCCGCATTTTCTGCTCCCGGGCGATCTGCTTCAAGTTGTCCCGCCAGTCGGTGCCGAGTCGCGCGCTCTCCATCTCCAGGGTGGAGAGGTTGCTGTTCATCCGCTTGATCGCGGCGTCCGTCTCTTTCCCTTCATCTATCTGACCGCGTGACGCGCCGATCCAATCACAGGCGCTGATGGCCTCCTTCACGATCGGTTTGTAGAACTCATCGGGGGTCATGTTGCCGGGGAGCGGCAGGGTGCCGGCCTGGATCTCCTCCTCCAGCCAGAGGGTGTAAACCTCCGTTGCGAACCGGTCCGCGACCATCTTCTTTCGGCTCATCATGAACTTCCAGGTCTCCGCCATGGTGGCTCGAGCGCTGGAATAGTTGGTCTGCGAGTAGTCGCGGCTCAGTTGCTCGTATGACAGGCCGAGGCCGGTGGCGATGTGCCGCAAAAGGCTGGCCTCAAACTCGGTACCGACGCCGCCGGGGGTGCCCATGGGTTTGAGGTTCAGTTTCGTGCCCGGGAACAGGTGGGGCATCTTCACCCCGTCGACTGCGATGTTCTTGGCTGACGCCAGATAGGAATTCATCGCCGTGAGGTATTCCCCCAGCATCCCGGCCATAGGGGTAGCGCCGTCCAGGCTCTGCCCTGCCCCCATTGACGCATAGATCATGTCGCTGGGGAGGTCGGACTCGACCACGGCGGCATAACTGGCGTTGACGACGGCGTTCTGCAAGGTGATCTCACTGAATCGCTTGGTCATCCTCATGTCTTTCAAGACGCTGACCATCTCAGAGATGCCCCGGGATTGGCTGGGGTTCATCTGCTCCAGGATATGGATGACCTGCTTGCGTCCCCACGGCTTGGTCGCCGGTACGTATTTCCATATCCAGGCGTTCTCCATATTGAAGATTTCGCCGGGGTAGGTGGACTTGATGTAGTAGCCGAGGGGTGCCCCGTAGGTCGGATCTATGCGGACCCCGCTGCGCAGAGTGGCATTGTCGGCCTCACCTTGCGGGTTGCTCAGGCGGAACGGGGACACCATCTGGATCGCGGTCCTGCAGGGGCGTCGGGGGTCCTTGATCCACTCCGCCGTTGCCAGCACTTCCCCGTGAACGAAATACACCCCGATGGCAAGGCGCACCATGCTGGTCAGAGTGTTCATCCGGGCGGCGTCCAGCCAGTTATTCGGGCTGTCTGCAATGAGGTTGAAACGGGACTCCACCGCCACCTGGAACTCGTCCGCCCACTCGTCGGTCGCTCCATATCCCAGGAGCGCTTCGACGTTGGGCTTGGCGTTGAGCCGGTAGACTGCCCCGACGATCGAGTCTTTGTGTGTGGCGCTGGCCCCGCGCATCATGCCGATGTTCTGGACGGCGTCGCTGGTGCGGGCGTCGGCCATCTCCTTGTCGGCGGCTATCTGCTGGTCAGGGGAGATGATGGCCGGCTGCCATGACAGCATTTCGCGGCTCAACTTCTCCGCGCCCTCCAGGCCGCCGCCGGCCATCTTCTGGTCGTTGTTGACCACCTTATGGGTGCGGCCGTCGATGACCACGGGGATAGATCGGGCGTCTTGCTGCATCAGAATGTGAACCTCGCCGGGCCGGTTACCGCTTGAGCGCAGCCGGTGGGGCTATTGAGCAGCGATAACAGGGATTGGATATAGGCCTGCAGCCGGGAGGCATTGGCCGCCGTGTATTCGACCCTTTCGCCGTTCTGGTCGACGAACACCCGGACTTGTTGGCCAAGCATCAGGTCGTGATACGCTTTTTGCGCTTCTGCTAGTTTTTGTTTGATGGTCTCTTTGTCGCAGGTCATCCTAATGCCTCTCCGAGTTTGGCGAAATCTATTGTGGGGGCGTGGCGCTGGTTAAACCGTGTCGGTGCATCAGGTTGAATGGGTGCCATCACCAGGGCATTCGTGTCCCACTCCGTCGCCCACGCGGGCGGGTTGTCCCAGTCTACCTTCTCGATCGACAAGAGTCTCGGGCAGATACAGATCGCCTGCGCATAGTTGCACAAGTCCCAGGCTTCGTTCGAGAGCTTTTTAGGGTTCATCCAGCCTTTGTCGGTGCGCACCTCGGCACACATCTCCGAATACCAGCGCTGCGGGAGCCACTTCGGCAGGTGTACCATCCCTTTTCCTGGTTCTACCACCAGCAGGCGGCCTTCCAGGGAGTCTTTCAGCATGTTGGTGTTGATGAAGAGGATCGGGATGTCCCCCCTGGCGGCGGATTTGTTGTCTTTCTTCTGGCTGTCAGGGTAGTTGATGGCCGTCCTGGGGGCGTTGTTGGTGTTCGCACCCTTGATGAGGACGAAGCGGCCATGCCGGTTTTCCGCGCGCAACTGGCGATAGAAGTCATAAGCGCGGTCGGTCACCCCTGCTTTACCGCCTGAGTCACAGCCGGTGAAGCGGACGCCCATGGTGCGGCCCGACCCGTCGGCCAGGGGGTACTCTCGATCCATGACCTGCTCGGTGATCAGATCCCAGTCCTCCAGGTAGGAGGCAGGGGCCACCGGCATCGGGTCACCATCCTCGTCCAGGCGCTTGGATTTGCGGATCTCAAAACGGTCGATGGGGATCATGTCGAACGGGCGGCCCGGCATGATGCCGGTGATCTGCACTGAGAAGCAGTTTTTCTGGACGTCGACAGTGCCCACGATGAAGCGGACGCCGGGTGGGATCATGCCTTCCGGGTAATCGGCCGCGTTGCTCATCATGGTCTCCGGGGTCCTGGTCCCTTCCACATTGGCTGGGACGTAGGGCTCCCCCATGTCGTTATTCCAGAATTTTTTCAGTGCCTCTTCGGACAGGGTCCGGTCGTACTCATCCTTTGCGTCCAGGTAGAGGTTGACCAGCTTCGGCCATGTCACGAATGCCGCCGCCGTGCCGCGCAGCCAGAAGGACGCGAACAGGGTCCGGGGCTTCTTCCCGCGCAGGCGGCCTTTCGAGTCAACGTGCATCCCGTCAGGTACCCACATCCCCCACTGTTGCATTTCGTGGCGGTCATCCGGGTGCAGAAGCGACCCGCAGTGAGGGCAGGCCATCCGTACAGTTTCGGAGATGGACTGGTTTGACCCGGCTTTCTCATCCCAGGTGAGGAGCTGGAATTTCCCCTCGAACCACTCCCAGCACTCCAGGCATGGCCAGTACCAGCGGCGGCGGTCGCCACGGTTGTAGAGGCCGACGATGCCGGTACACGGCGGGGCCTCATGGGCGGTTTTGGCGATCCACTTCGGGTCTATGATCGGGCGGCTTGGCGACGATTCAGCGGCGCACATGGCGAAGGTGCCGAACGTGGTGGTCCGCTTAGAGGCGAGGTCGAATGCGGAGCCATCCCCGCCGATGTCGTCATCCATTCGGTCATAGTCGGTCATGAGGATCCGGCCGACCGGTCGGCC